GTTGCTGAAGAAGTATAAAGAGCTATTTTAAAAATATCACCAGCTGGTGCTGCAGTAAAATCCTGATCACCATCTAATAATTGTTTTTTAAAAGAGTTTGCAATTGCTTGTGTTATAGCCATGTTTATTTTCTCCTATTTTCCTATACGAGGAACACCACTTTGATATTCGTCTCGTCTTCTTCTTCCCATTTGTTCTATTGAGAAGCCTTCTACTACTTGTTTATACTTTCCTTCGTATAATTGCAAGAGATCATTTGGCCCTTTTAGAAAACTAAAAGCCTCGACTAGGCATGCATACAAAAGTCCATTGGGAAATTGAAGACTTAAATATGTAGTGGGAATTGTACTCGATAATCCATCAGGTTTCAAGATATAATTTAATTGAATTGTATATGTAGCATCCGGAATTGGAGCCACAACCACAGTATCTTGATCCCAGTTGCTATAATATTTTGGCACCCCCTGTGAATTTAAATTATTAAATTCGGACATAAAACTAGTGTCTCTGTATTGTAAAAAATCTCTGTTATCAGCTTGACCTACTCCGTCAGAATCTACAATTTGAGCTGATCTAATTACTAATAAGTTTTGTGGTGTATCTATAAATCTTGTGCCAGCTATTAAATTAGCTGTTACATATCTTCTATTATTGTCAGAATCTACATCTCTTAAAATTCTAAACTCGGAATCTTGAATAAATCCATTTATAATAGTATCAGTTAAAACTGTACTTGTAACTTCTGTGTAGTCTCTAATTTTTTGTACTAACTCTGTATACGTCATGTTATACTTACCGTAACCTCTCCTACATTTATTTGTGCTTGTCTTCTTCCATTTATAACAGATGGATTTTCAGGTACCATACTACTATTACTAAAATCTTGAAAGGCAAAATCTCCAGGTAAAGTTAAACTAGCTACCATATTTCCACCACCAATTTGATCAGATGGAAAACGTTGAG